TTTAGCCATATATCTCCATTATATCATTAGATCGTGTGCATTGCAGGGTTATAAACACGAAGATTTGTTGTATCTCTTGTTATTGGTTCTCCCTTTAAATAAATTTCTATCGTTACCCTATTTGGTGCCAAGGCTTGGTTTACTCCATCAATATAAAATGTAGTTGGATGAACAAGACTAATAGAATTACCAGATACTCTTTGGACATAATTCCAGTCTCCACTTCCAGCAGCCCTGCTCCATTTTACCCAAACATCATAATCTTTAGCTTGTGCAATAACCTGTGTTCCTATTTTAATAGTTACAGTATCCCAAGCAACGGTAGTGATTCCAGAAGACACTATGTTAATATTTCCTGAGACATATGTGTATTGTGGATCAAGACTTACTATAGGAGACCAGTGGGAAGTTCTGTTTTTATCTTCAGATATTACCCTGTATCGGATATCATATTTTCCAGTAATACTATTTATTGTTGGAAGACTATCTGAATCAATTTTAATTTTTTTAATAATTTCATTAGCCATTATGTCACACCAATTGAAAATCTAAATTCAACATAATTGCTTGTATTAGGTGATTTAATAATTGTTTCGGCATTATCTGTTTTGATAACAGAGTATCCAGTTAACCCATATAATGGATTAATAGTTGCAACATTTTCTAAACGCATTGCATCTAAAGCAATGTAATAATTTGATGATGGGACTGGTGACGGTCCACTATCTTCAGAAAGCACACATGCATAAATTTTTACAACAGTAACAGCATCCCAGGTAAAATTAGCGGTTGTATATAGTTCTTGCAATTGTTTTGAAACTACAAAATATCTATTACTTGAAAAATCTTGAACTAATTCTGGGTTTCCAGATGTTCCATGGTTAATTTCTGCTTCAAATCTTGCAAATTCTCCAGTGCCAGCATCTGTAGATGAAAAATCAACTAACACTCTAACTGTGTCTGGTATTAATCCAGAATCTCCATTTTTATTAATTAATGAAAATGCTAATCTTAGTTCATCAGTTGGTGAGTTTTTTGTAAAATCAACATTAGCTCCAGTTAAATGTATGTGGTTTGATCCAGCACCAATTACAAAGTGATCTTCTGTTGGACCACTATCTTCACTTAGTGTTAGGTTTGCATCATCTCCTTTTATAAATATAATATTATTTAAAAATCTACATCTTTCATATCTGTTTACCCGAGCAGTTTTATAAAAAATTGAGTTATCTGCATTTGATTGAAACACAGCATTAGCTGTAGCAATTATGTTATCATCTTCTGGATCATCTAGCGGTGATGATATTGTTGGTATTGCTACCGATGAAGATGAAGTATGGTATTGCCAATTTTCAGTGCTTGTAAATGCAAAAATATTTTTACTATCATATGCTCCAGCAGACGGGTTAGCACCTGCTGAAAATATTCCAACTTCAGATATTTCATATCTTTCTTCTGTTGGAAGTTCTGCGGTTAATACAATTTTATTTATTCCAGATTCGTTAACAAACCCTCTAGAAGATATTGGAACTCTAAACATTTCAAAATCTAAAGACTGTTTAGTAGAAAAATCTTCTGGTGTATCCGCAATGTCTAATGGTGTAGGGCCACAGCCTATGGCAATATAAGAAGCATAGGCTGGTGCTTGACCAAGCATATACTTTCCTATTATAGTTTTGCCATTATTAGTTATCATGAGTTTATTTCTCCAAATTCCGCTTCATATATTATACCACCCAGGGTTATTTCTATTTCAACTTGCTCATCATTATCCATATTAGTAGTCTCAATAACTAGATTTCCTGTTACAGTATCTAAATATACGTTAGATCCATTTGGACCACCTCCAACGCTAGGAATTTTATTTTCAAGTTTAATAGAGAAATTAGAAAAATACTTATCAGAGGTATTTTGAATTCCTAAAATATTATTATGATTATATTGTTGTTGTATTGATGAAAGATTTTTAATAGGTTGATATGATACCTTTTGTCCATTCACAATATCATTACGTGCAATATTAATTAATTCATGCCCTCCAATATTTTCAAAAATTAAATCTGTCATTACCTCAATTGGAACTGAGTCATCATTGAATAATATTGTATCAATTGGTGCAGTTTTTACTGTTGTTGCTGGAGGCGAAGAAACTGCTGGTGTTGCTGGAACTTGTGGAACTGCAGCAATAAGACTTGCTGATTTTTCTTTAGTTACTGATTGAGTAAATAAATTAGCTTGTTTTTCTGCAATAACTACTGCTGTATTAACTTTTTGTTCAGCTGCTAAAGCTGCTGTTTCTGTTTTAGCTACATTTGCCAATAGCTCTTTTATTGAAGGTTTTTTTTCATAACTTTTGCTGGCACTTGGTCTAGCAAATGCATCAAGATATTCAGCCATTTTATACCTCGCTCAAATATACTGACATGTTGGGTCCACTATTATTTCTAGAATACTCTATATTATATACTACAAACCTATCTGTGTCAGATGAGATAAGATCCATGTTAGAAGAGTCTTTATAGCTTAATGTCACAATGTCTCCAAGCTGTAATGTTGGTATTGCAAACATGTTAATTCCAATAGATTTTTTAGGTTTCATCAATTTATTAATAATCCAGCCCATTAATGCATTTGCATCATCATCTGTTTGAATGTATAGGCTATCTATAGAAAATTCATTTTTTCCATATATCATTCTACTTTGTCTTATTTCATCATACTTTAATTTTTCTACAAGTGGAGAATAAACTAGTGAACTACCCTTGAATTCTGGATCTGATAAATTACCACGTTTTTTAAAATAGTCATCAACAGTTAACTCCTGAGTAGTATCTTGAGTAAATGTTATTCCTTGTATTCTTAAAAAATTTCCAGTAGTTTCATCTAAACTTAATGCTTTATCTGTAGCATTAAATATTAAAAATTCTGCCCCATAAGAATCTGCTTGAAATCCAGAAGTAGTGTAACCCTTAATTCTATTAAATGTTGGAGACATTTGTGCATAAAGTGCTGGGTATGCACGATCATATCTGATGTCAAAATATGCACACTCTCTCATAATTGACCCAAACTCTTCAAAATACATATTGTATTTGGGTGGCTGTTGTGCGCTAAGTCCAGATAGATATGTGCTTTGTATAATTCCACTCATTGCGTATTTAGTAAATGACTCATTAGCATTAACCTTTCCTTCTGAAAAAGCAGAAGATAAAGTTTCACCAACAGTAAACACACTATTTTGTGAATAGTTTTCTGAAAGTGCATAAACATTTTCAAACATACACCTTGAAGAACCACGAGTAAATATAGCCATATTGTTATATACTGGAAGTGGATCTGTATCATCTACAATCTTAATTAACTTATTATTGATGTATAAAAAGAATCTCCTAGTCTTTCCAATGTCTTGATACTCTACAGATAGGTCGTATACTGTTGGATTTTCCTCAGAAGCCATTCTATATTGTCCAGTAAATCTTCCGTCGTCTACTAGAATCTTTGATAGCCCTCCCCATAATTTTACAGGTATTGCTTTACTGCTAGTAGATTCTTTTTTAATTTTATAAAAAACAATATTGTTTATTGATTTTTCTGCGTTGCCCTTAGTGTCAATTTTTAAGTATGAATTTATATTATCTTCTGTTAATGCAACAATTTCAAAATAGTATCCATTATTAGTTTCTGGATTAAGCAAAACAGCCAGTCCGCCAGAACCACCACCAATATTTACATTTTGATCAGTCTGGGTTCCAGAGGTTTGATAATAGGTTGTGCTTCCAATTGGGGTTTGTGTTCTAGTTTCATTATTTTCAATTTTTCCAACAATACGAATTCTAGTTCCAAAATGTTTATACGCATTGTTAAGTTCTTTATATACATAAGAAACAAAGTTTAATGGAGTTTCTGTTGTTTTAAAAGATGGACCATTCATTACTAATGCAGAAGATTGAATAGTTCCGCTTGTTGTGCTTTTTAAATTATTAACTGCAGTTTCAGTTAAATAATTTGTTGCCATAAAGTTTTTAATAATGCCATTTCTTGTGGTTTGTCTAGCAAAAGTATTATTTACTCCAGCAGCGCCTAACGTAGTTGCTGGATACGTAACATCGGAATCCAACTTGGTTGTAAACATATAACTAGATTCCATTTCACATCCACGAACATAATCATTGTTTGACCAGTATGGACTGATTCCTGCAGTATGTGCAGAAATTGATGTTCCAAATTGGGCACGACCATGCTCAACGACATCTCCATTTTGCAATCTATTGACTCCATCAACAACTTCATAGTATGGAATGGAGTAAATTCTTATCAAACCAGTTGGATATATTTTTCCATTAAACGGTAGTGATGAAAAATACTTTTGATATTCCTGGTTATCGCTAATCCAAACGTTTCCAGTTCCTGTAATATTAAACTCTGCTGCATCATACCTAATAATTTCTCCATTAGAGTATATGTATCCCTGATACCTTGTTAGCCAATATACATTTTCTCCAAGATCAATTATATTATTAGTAACAGCATGGTTTACTACTGTTGGTGCTGTGGTAGTAATATTAGAATTTAATGGCATTGCTCCCAATACATAACTACCCTGCTTTGAAGCAAGTTCATTAATTGTTTTTGTGTTGTCTGTTCCAGATACTTCCCACAATAATGCAGGCTTATATATCCATGTTTTTTCTTGGTCTAGTAAACTTGATTGACGAATTGATCCATACGAACGCTGAATATACCTTGTAGTATAGTTAATTTTACCGTCGTTATATATTTTTTTATCTTTAGATGCAATAGAAATAATATTTGGAAGGTTTCCAGATGTTGAATTCTCAATTACACCTGTATCTGACTGCCCATTGTTTCCAGAAATAACAAAGTCTGTGCTTCTTTGTTCTTCAGTAGGCATAAGATAATCTTTGCTCATTACGATAAAGTTATTATATTCATCAAAAAACATTGCTGTTTGTGTTGCTATTGCTAACTGATTTAATACTTCTGCAACATTTTGGTCTGGGGCAACAAAGAAATATGGAATAACTGGATCGGACTCACCAGGAACTCTTCTAAAAACATAATTGCTAAATCCAATATAGTCTAATAATGTTGTAATAGCATAACTTAAAGAACTTTGAGTTGTAAGTAATCTTGGAGCAGGCATAGATTCTAGGAAAAAGAAAAAGTCTCTTAGCTGAATTGACAAAGTGCCAGCAGTTACATCAGCCTGTGGAAATCCTTCGGAGTATAAAGACTTAATGGGAATATGATAGTCATATCCGTCTACACCTAAAACAGCTTCATAAAAATTAAACTTTATATTTTTTCTTACATATTTTGAAATAATACTATTAGAGTTCTGATCATTAAAAGCTTGGTCATCATCAAATAAAGATATCTCTCCATTAGAAGCTAATAGTTGTCCTACTGGTAAAGAAGTCACACCAATATCAGAAAGCATCTTCGTAATTTTAAAATCTATAACCTTGTCTGAGATATCTGCTACTAATCTTGGAGACATTTCAATTAAATCAAATGTAGAATCAAACTTATTCATGGTAGTTACTGCTACCCTAATTCCTTTAACATATGAAAATTCACGGTATGTTATTCCGCCATCTATATCATTATTAAATGAATCTGGAGATGTAAAGTCTGTTACAAAATTAGTATTTCCAGTAACTGATTCTGATCCCAACTTCCAACCATATTGCGGTATAAAAGAAGTGTATGCTCCGTTAATCCAAATATAAAATAATCCACGCTCACCATCATTTTCTACTACAAGGTAAGCATAACCTTCTAGGCTTAACTCTGGTAGCAATGTATCTGATGATAATCTATCTGCAAATACAAAACTAGTTGCATATTCTTCTGGGATTATTAATCCATATTCTAATTCTAAATATCCATCATTATCAACTATAGCTTCCCCAGATTCACGCAGATCATTTTCGTTAAAGTTATATGCATCTACCCAACTATTATTTTTAAGATATTGAATCTTCCATCTTTTGGGAACTGTTTTATTTGTTTCTCCGTATAGTGGATCTATAATAGTAGATGTTGGTGTAGTAAATGGTCCAAGGTTAACATCTCCTACGTTTGTTTGCATTTTTACAACAATCCTATTAGTTGGAACTTCTTCTTTATATACTACAAATGGAACAGCATCATCAATATAATTTAATCCATTAGATATATTTTTTGCAATACCACGCTCAATATTATTTTCAGTTCTATATGATGTCCAATATTTAAACTCATCATACCTTGAAGGCATATAGTATCTTGGTCTTTGTGCCATTAAAGCACCCGAGTTTGCAAGAAATCTGTTATTAAAATATAGTGGTTTATTGATTCCTGATCTTGGTCTAAATGGTTTTAAACAATCTTCTAATGAATATATCATTTTCATTTTATCTTTAGTTGCCGTAAATTTTTGAGGAACATTTAAATTATCAAAACCACCATCAATTACTACATCTGCGTCTGTAGCATTTGTGTAGTAGTTTCCGGAATCGGATGAGTCAAAAACATTTGGTAGAGTATGGTATGTAGAACCAGCAGTTAAAGGACGGTATCTATAGTTTCCGAGTTTAAAAATATTATCGGGCATATTCATATTCCACTCAGCAAGAACTAAAGATTCTAGCCTTACAGTTGAAGATGTTTCTAAGTGTGTCTTTAATGCCTCATTAACAAACACTCTAGACCTCTTCCAGAGTTACCGATATATTCCAAAGATCATGATTAGACCCACCACGTTTTGTAACGGTATAACTAAAATCTGCAAAGTAAACCTGCATAATTTGATTGTATTGAGCCAAGTGCCCAAAAGCTGCATCATCTTTTCCAAAATTAGAATACTTATCATAAGCAAGATAAATCCAAAATGGTCCTGGATGGTTTTCATACCAGTCTAGTAACTCTACTCCACCTGCACCACCATCAGCTGTAAATTCTCCATTGCTATTTTTATAGGGGGATACGCCAGAAGCACTGAATGATGGGTCTTGATAATATGATCTTGATGGTAGATTATTCCAAGACAAGTTCATTGTTAGTTTATCTGCAATATGATAAGACCTCATCCTGCCATTAATAGTTCTTTGACGTTGTTCTATTCTAGTTGGATTAAATTGAAGTTCCCCACGATTATGGTCAGACAGGACTAGGAACTGGTCTATTAGGGCCTCATCAGTCTCTGCTGGCACCTCTGCGCCTATTTCAAAGCCTGTTGGTAGATAAACTCCATTTACTAGGGTTCCAGCATTCTCAGACCACAGAAGGGCTTGTGG